GAAATCGTCCCTTTACCGTCTCCAGTTTCGCTTCCTTTTTAGACACCGAATCAACAATAGCCCTTGCCTCTGCCATCTTCCTCTTTTCCCATCGGTCATACTCACGTTCAAGGGCTGCAAACTTCCGTGCCGCCCTCTTTCTCATCATTCCGTAATAAGCAATGGCAGTTGAATCTTCTCCTTTGCTTAGCATGTCAATGACGTTCTTGTCAAAGTCATTCAGCTGCAGGACCAATTCTCCAACAGATGCAAACATCAGATCCTGTGCTGCGAAAACCTCATCCGATGGTGTATCCCATTCAATTATATTTTCTTTGATCACATAGTATTCTGATGCATCCTTGCCATACTCACTGAAAATGTCAAGTTCATCCTTGCTAAATGTGTGCTTTGTGCCACATGATGACATGGTGACTGTTGGCAAACCAACAATTTTGCGTGCTTGTGACTCATCTATACCAGGGAAAGATGCTAAAACAATCTGCAATGCTGAGTCAGCTGTCAGTGTTCCTGCTTTTATCTGTGCTACCACATCAATAAGTGATGCTATCTGTGCTCCATTTAAGGCGCTCTTAGCTACATCAACAGGTACATCTGTAGCAATAGGTGCCGAAGGTGTAGATGATGGCGCTGTGATAGGCTCTAGTGCCTTAGCCACTGATGCAATTGGTGAAACATCTCTAAGCTTCAATACTGCCATTGCTCCACTCAGCTGTGCCATATAATTAATGTACCATTCAATCTGTCTCTGTCTAGCATTCACATAGGTCATCTTGAATATCTCAAAGAGATCCGCAGACTCAGCTGCATTGAATGATCCATCCTTGATGATACCAAACAATGAAGGTGATGTAACGCTGTGAGCTACCAAGATATTCTGCTGCACTGATTTCTCAGTCATTAGATATCGGTCACTCAAGTCATTGCCATTTAAGCTCATTACAGTTGGTGCAGTACTCGTTGAATCACTGAAGGTGATGATGATTTCACCAGCATCCTCAACAGATTGTGTACGGCCCTTGATTTGTTCTTTGATATTTCTTTCTTCTTCAGCAGTCTCAGGAAAGCCCGATGCCAAGTTGATCAGTGTGCCTGCCTTGAATCCATTCTGAATTTCATACATATGAAACTTGCTGATGTCCACATCCGTTTGAATGGCTGTGATTCCACCATAGTACGCAGGCTTAGGATAAATTCCTTTCTCACCTTTGGCTTTCTTAGCTGGCTCTTTGTAATATAGAATGAATGATCCTGTCTTGTTGGTGTCATCCAGTGCAGGATACGCTCTAAAATTGGTACCTTCAGCAGTCTGCTCTCTAGCATTCCAATCATCAGAAACAAAGTAAGTGCGCTCGTCTTCACTAGTTCTGACTGCATCAATGTCAATAAACTCCCATCTCACTACTCTGGTGCCTTCTCTGTTCCATGTGCCGATGGCTGCCATTGCTCCAAAGACTTCAAAGTCAAAGGTCAACATCTGCACAATCTCATTCATGTCATAGTCACTGTATGGATTCTGCATGAATAGTGTTGCATCTCCAGATATCACCTCAAGTCCTGATCCAGCAATGTAGAATGTCTTGCTTCGGATGATCCCCTGGTGCCAAGCTGAGCCATTCAATAGGTCAATCAGAAAGAATGGATAGTCATTTCTGGCACCCCACTTCATTACTCCAGTCTTCTTGTCCTTTATCTCTACAGGTTTCTGATATTCCTTAGAGAATGACAGTGTGAACATCTTGTCACTCATATATGTTGTGTATTATTTCAGTGTCATATTCATTTGGTGCCACATCTATCTCCAATACTATGGCTCTGCCCTCTTCACAAAGGTTGTCTGCCTGGATAGGATCTAAATTGCTGTCACTCTCTTGCTCCCAGATGCGATATGTATAGTATCCTGCATAGGGAAAAGTCAAATCTACTTCATCAATCACCACGAATTCATCATATCTAGGAATACCAGTGCTGATATTCTCTAGGATACATGTCACTGTCTCAAATGACTGCTCATGTGTGAATTCAAACAGCCAGTATGGAGCTATCAGTGTCTGCAGCTCCGTCACTGTCACTATCAATGTGCTGCTCTGTGATCTTTGTATTTGTAGCATTGCGCTTTAATTTAGGTGTTTTAGGCTCAAAAATAAATGTCAATCCTGCAGCTTCATATTCTGCTTCATTGCCTGCTGAGATATTCCATCTACGGCCATTCATTCTGATTTCACTGCCAATGTATTCTGCCTTGATTTTCATAGCATCTAATTTAAGCAAAAAAGGGAAGGGAACAATCCCCTCCCTCATATATTATTTGTGGTCCAATTAAACTGCTGGTGATTGCTGTCCAAGCAATGTTGTATAAACTCCTGATGCAACATCAGGCACCTCATTATTTTCCATTCCAAAGAGAACAATTGTGTGTCCATTTCGGTCAGATTTCACTGTACCAGATGTGTAGTCACCACCATCATTCACTTGCAAGCCTTCTTCAAGACCAAGTGCAACAATAGTACCATCAGCTTTCTCTACCAATGCACAGATTTCATTCTGAGCCAATAGGTGAATCTCTGATCGTAGTTCCTTTGTATCTGATGAAAGGATCATTGTCAATGTCTGCTCATACCAAAGTGTACCATTGTCTTTGTTCACTTTGATTGGTGCTGTATAAGATGAAAGATTGCTCTTTAATTTGTAAAGATATGTTTCACCAGTCACAGCTAATGCAGTAATTTGATTATTTGTCAAACCAATTGCGCCACTGATAGCGCTTACTGGGAACAATAAGACTGACTTGATACCACCTTTTCCATTGGTACATGTTCTGTCATTAAAGCCCACTGTCATTTCACATGCCATAGTTCTGTGTTTTTATTTTATGAAGGGAGCACCCTAAGATGCTCCCATAATTCTGTTAATTTAATTAGTCGTTTCTCCAAACACCAATCTGATTCAAGAATGGCACCTGAACACCAGCACGGAATTTAGAACGGATGTAGATGACATCATCATCTTGAGAATACCACATTTCGTAGTTATCAAAGTCAGATGTCAAGTCAGTTCCAAAGATGAATTCAGTTGATTTACCTGTGAAGATAGCATCTGATCCATTCAATCCTGGGATTCGTACCACTTTCATATCTGTACCTGGAACAATGATCTCAGTCATTGATGCGATCTGTGCAGGTGAGTAATGGAAGAAGTTCAAGTCAACCAAGTTCTTCATCAAGAAGTTGAAAGACTCACGACCAGCGAAACATACAAATGCTGAATTTTCTGCTACTGCTTCAGGTGTATTTGTGAAACACTCATAGAAGATGTCATATGCATTGTTTGCATCCATTGATGCTGTACCTGATGTGTTCAAGTTCACCGCTCCATTGGCAACAGTTACGAATTGAATGAATCCATTCATAAAAGCCAAGTTACCAGAACCAGTTGACTTGTTTCCTTTCCAGATTAACTTGTCAAGCTCAATTGCATGCAAGCTTAAAAGGTATGAAGTCAATTGTGCTTCAAATGGCAAAGACTGATCTTCAGCCATTGCACCTGGGCGCAAAGCCAATTGTGTCCAGAAACCTGCAAGGTCCTTCTGGCAGAAACGCTTCATGTATCCAAGTGTCTCAACAGAGATTGCACGATCTGTGAAGATTGTGTCACCTTCTGGTGTCATTGTACAGTCACCTGATTGGTATACGATAGAGTCATCAAGCAATTTGATTTCTTCTGATCCTTTGATGCCTTCTTGAATAGCAATGTACTCAAGTGTGCGTGCCTCAGTTACACTTCGTGTGATAAGGTCTTCTCTTTGTTCGTCAACATATGCTGCTAATCCTGCAACATCATAGTCAAACTTTGTGCTAATAAATTTCTTTAAGCTCATGATTATTTGTTTAAGCCGTTTTTCAAATGTATTTGGCGAGCTGTCAGGGTGCTCGTTACCCGTGCAAACTTCTCAGATTCTGTTACAGAATTAGAAGGAGCTGATTTGAAAGTGTTGAATTCACCCT